CGTACCGACATCCCAGTAATGCAAATAGTTAGAACCACTAGAAGGCTTACGTGCAGCAAGGATACCGTCATTCACACCATTAGCTACACACAAACCTAAGACACTGCCTGTACCGGGTACTGTACCGTAATCATTACTAAAGCCACTAATACGTCTATAGCCACCTGTAACAGCAGGTTCATAGTTAATCAAAGCCACGGCAGAGCCTGGGGAAGTCTCACCCTGTGATAACACATCACGGTTAGTGTTAAGACCGCCTTGGCAGAAGACTTTAAATGAGGCTAGATTATCAGCCATTAGTAACCGCCACTAAAAGAAGATGTACTACCTCGTGTAACTACTGTAGAGCGGATCTCAATAGCATCATCCATTAAGACACGGCGCATAGACTTAATGCCATCCTCAAAGTTATTCTGGTGCATTGCAGCACTCTGCTCGTTGCTACGGAAGCGCATCATAAACATCATTGCACCATCAATAAGTACGTGTTTAAAACGATCTGGTATAACTGATACGTCATTGTATAGTGTAAGGTCCGAAGGGAAAGACCAGTATACATACTCAATCTCATACGCAGCGTTAGGCACAGGCGTAACACCAAAAGACTCACCATAAGTCTGATATACTACAGAGGGAGCAGACTCACCGTTTACTGTATCACCGCTATCGTCAGACGATCTATAGTTCTGAATGTAGTCTTCGTAGGAGATAGCCTTCAAGCGGCGAGGACCGTTCTGCTCTGACTCAAGCTTTTTAATGTAGAAAGTATCCCAGTCTACACTTGAGTAATCTGCAGGGAAGCTGTACTGACGTGTACCAGCAGCAAGAGTTTGTGTGTAGGTAGTCTTGAGGAAGGGCCACTCTTGACCCGTCTGTAGAATAAGTCTAATGCTACTATTGATTGCATCCTTAGCTAGAGCTTGAACGTTACGCACGGTATCAAAGCCATCACCTGCTGTATCAAGTGTGACTTCGTTCATGCGTCTTAGTAATTCATTAACTAGCGATACGTAAGTAGCCATAGAGTTATCCTACCCTTAAGTAAGCTGAAGGGCCAGCCTCCTAAGAGACCAGCCCGACAGACTAAGTGTAATTAAGCAGCGTTGTAACGTGCTGTGATAAGTGCCTCGGGGCGGAGAATTTTGCGCCCATAGAGATGCATACCACGTACAATGTCAGCAAAGCTGTCTGGGTCACGGTAGTTCTCAACTTTGTTGATCTGCTCAGCAGAAGCAACAGCATCGTCCTGACCAGCTACGATAACACCGTAGTTAGCGTCTTGTGCAGTTGTACCGGAAGTACCAGCACCAGTGCCTTTAGCAGGCAAAGAGTTTGACACATAAACACGGAAGCCGTGAATGTTGTTCAACACCAGACCGTTTTGCAGGCCAGCACCGCCGAAGTCACCATTCAACATGCGTGAGTCTTCGTCTTTGAGCATCTCTACAAACACTGGGTCAAGAACAACCCAACGTCCACGTGCGTCTACGTTCTGTGTATCCATCTTACGAGCCATACGTGCAAGTACAGTCAATGGAGAAACAGTAGTAGCTGACAGGGCAGTTGCACCTGGCAAGCGTGGAGCCAATGGTACGGAGTCGCCTGCAGTAGCTGTACCAGAGATGGTCAAGTTACCGAAGTCGGTTGCGTCCAAGTGGTTTGCTGTGAGCAATTCACCAGTCAAGTTACCTGCTGTTGGGTGCTGTGCATCACCAGAAGTAGTAGTGATGAAAGCGCCTGCAGATGTGTGACCTGAGAGGTAAGACAGTACGTCTGCGTCCATAGCGTCAGCCATCTTATAGGCAGCACGATCAGCAGCCAAAGATGTGAAGTCTACGTTTGCAAACTGCTCTTCAATGTCATCCATTTTGAAAGCAAAGTAGTTAGCTTTGTCAATGGTGAGCGAGAAGTCAGAGTCATCAAGCTTCTCTACTGAGATACCTGTGTGACGCTGCAGAGCGTTGACTGTTACGTCTGGCTCTTTTTGAATGCGAACTGTGTCGCCTTGGTTTGCAATCTCACCAAAGTAAGAGTTGTTAGTGATTGCGTTAGTTACAGCTGCACGGCGAAGTGCAATCTGTGCTTGTTTGGAGTAGATAATCGGGGAGAAGTTCCCGTTAAATCCACCGCTTGCGGAAGTAATAGCCATAGTAATTTCTCCTTATAGATATGGCGTGAGGATTTACACTGCATACCCACTAAAGAGGCTCTTCGTATTAGGGTGGTCAGCTAAGTTCGTAGGATGGCCTTCCTTTGAACGCTGGGCCTATAGTCTGAGGTAGTTCTTTGATGTGGCTAGTGCTTTATGAAAAGCATGTACAGGCAGTTAATGCCTGACACTGTACATGCCTATAGTTTTATCTATGATTGAATAAGTGTCAAGTTATTTCTTAGACATATCATAAATAAATTTACCAGAGCGCTGAGCTTCAAAGATCTCATCATTGCGCTTCTCGTATTCTTTAAGGCTCATCTTAGCTACTTGTGATTCACTGAGATACCTTGAGGAGTCATCTGCATCCAATGCAGTACGCCCTTTAGCTTTAACTGAGGATGCAGCCGCTTTGTCTGAGCTAGAGCTACTCTTAGTCTTGATACCTTTATCTGACTTATAGAGATCAATAACACGTGCTACAGACTTAGCGTCTTCACTGTTCTCATATAGTGCATCCTGTACAACCTTAGGCTGCTTTTCTGCCCATGTATGAAACGCATCATCAGCACGAATCTCTTGGAAGTCAGGGTGTAAAGATAGTAACTCAGCTTCAGCCTTTTCTCGTTTAGCAGATGCACGTAAAGATTCAATCTCTTTAAGACGCCCATCTAGATCAGCAGAACGTTCATTAGCTTTCTTATCAGCAATAGCCTCTACGATACCTGCAACGTCTGGGTACTTCTTAGCCCATGCTTCTACTTCGTCTTCTGACTTAGGTAGTACAAGTTCATTCTTTGTAGCTGCATCAAGTTGTGACTTTAGCTTATCAAGCTGTGCTTGAAACTCTTTCTCTTTCTCTTGAGTGTGTCGCCGTAGATCACCGTAACGCTTCTTAAAGTTTTTCTCTTCTGCACTTAGATCTTCATCTTGTGCTTCAGCTTGTGGTTCTTCTTCTTGTTTGGTATCACTCTCTGCCTGAACTGTGCGCTCGACAGGCTCTGAGCTACTGGATTCCTCTTCAACAGTTTCTTCTTCTTCTGTTTCATCTGTCTGAATCCCTGCTTGTTTAAACAGAGCTTTTAGTTCCTCTTCATCCCGTTGTACACGAGATATGTTACGATTATGGGACGCTGAGTCCGTCTGAATTGCTTCTGACATTTTATTTCCTTATGTTGGGGCCAGCACTATTGCTGGGTAGCCTTATAGTTATTTGGTAGTTACTTCTTTTTCTTTTTCATCAAGCCGCCTTTGTTCATACCAAACTGACCGCCTGCTCCTCGTGTGGCACCTGCTCTAGATGCTGCTCTATCTGAGGCTGTCGGTGCTGTAGTAGAAGGTGACCTAGAGCGACCAACCTCTGCGATACTTCTGCCTGTGTCGGACGCTTCTTGTCTTATACTTGCAGCACGTTCTATTGCAGCTTTTTGTGCAGCATTCTGTGATTGATCTCTATCTTTACGTAATGCAGCTTCGCTTCGTGCTGGATCACTTAGTAACTCTATTTGAGCATCCATTTCTGCAATAGCTTCAAGTTCTGCTTTCCTTTTAGCCCTTATTTCAGCTATTTTATCTCTGCGTTCTTCTGCAATTATCTTATCTTCAGATGCATAGAAGGCAGCGGCGTTATTTGACACTGGCGCTGTGACTGCAGGTGCTTCAGGCTCATAGACATAAGGCTCCGGCACTCCACCTTTTGTATCAAACATAGGAGAGAGACCTGCTAGTGGGCCTTTGTAGTCCCTAGCACCAGGTTCATCGTTTAGGGATGTAATCTCAATAGACTCAGGATCAGCAATAGGAGCCATACCTGTAGGCATATCCCCTTCAAACGCTGCTCTTACACTAGCATCAATAGCTTCAGCGTCTACTTGTGCATCAACAGCTTCAGCGGCTAGTTGTGCAGGAGACATGTAATCTCTGCCTAGTACTTCTTGCGCTTCAGAATCATCTTTAAATATCTTATCGGCTAAGTTGGGTTTATCAGCTTGATGTACTTCTAGTAGATCTTCATAGAAAGTCTTGTCACTATCAGATATATTAGCTTCTTTAATCCTACGCTTTAACTCGTTTTCTACCTGAGTTGATTGATGCCACATAGCTGCTTTAATTGCTAGTCCTGCAAAGGGGTTTAGCAAACCTGCAATCATAGGTATAGTGCGAGGTGCTAAGTCTCTAGCTTGACTTACCATATCCCTTAACTCGTCAGGTGTCAACTCTTTATAGTTAACGGCTTCTGGTGTAGGCATGTCAGCGACAGTTTTATCATCATTATCGCCACCCATAGGTTGAGCTTCACCTGTATAGACAGGCTGCTGCTGTGCAACACTAGACGCTGCAACACTACCTGTTTCTGCTGCCTCTGCTGCAGCAAGATCGGTGTCTGTAACAACAGGTACATAACCTTCTGGTATGAGAGACATAGGCATACCATTGAAGAACATGATAGTAATCTCTTCACCTGCAGGATTACGGTACTGGCGATATTCCATTAGGCCATCTGCTTGTCCTGAAAGGATGTCAGACGCTGCGTTTACAACACCACCTTCTGCATAGCCATCTACCACCTCAAAGTCGCTATCATCCAGCATAATATCTAGATCATCTACAGGTTCTATGATAGCCATACCCATAGCTGGAACAGGTTCACCACCTATACGACCATTAGCTTCCATGGCGCTAAAGCCCATCTTAGCTTGTGTGCGTAGATCTTCAAATAGTTTTACACCATGGAAACGTACAACGTCAGCAGGTACGACATACTCACCTTCACTCAGTTGAGCAGGGATGTCATCACGTACTTCTTCTGGCATAGAACCTAGTGGAACTTCGTTACCTGACACAGGATCAACACCCTGAGTGTTATCGGGTACAGAGTCTAAGTCTAGTGTACCACCTTCTGCGAAGGCCATTTCCATCTGTTTATCCATTGCTATACCGCCTTCGTTGAACATTCTTAGTTTACCATCTTTGGTACGTACTGCCATCTCTTTCATCTGTGAGATGGTTGGTTTCTTTACATTCCTAGCTAATACAAGTGGCCCGACTTGTATAATCTCTTCTGCCTCAAACACAGGCATACCTGTTTTCTTGTCATAGAACGCGCTACCACGATATGGGTTCATCCCAACCTGTACCCACTCATCTGAGCCTGATGCAATAATATCTGCTGCTTGACGTTGCAGATCATAAGGGTCTTCAGATGTGTACTCACCAAAGATACGAGCAATGGTAGCCTTGGTTTGTTTATCTGGTTCACCAGTCTTTTTGTTGATAGCATCTTGTAAAGTTTTTCTGTCTGTACGTGTGCCTCTAGCAATATCTAGTGCTGTATCTGCATCAGAACCAAACCTAATGTTTTTAAGTCTGATTGCCTGACCATAGCCTACAACAGTTCCTGCTTTTTGATTTCCATTATGTATAGACACAACCCACTTATTGTAGTCATCATAAGCAGGTATGTCTAGTCGAGAAGAAACAACCTGACCTTCTGCTAAGTCAGCGCCATCAACGCCTAAGATTGGATACCTAGTTCCTTTTTTACCTAGCGCACCCTGCACCTCAGTCAAGGTAGGCAGGAGTTCCATAACCTCTTCTGCTGTGTATTCTCTTGGTGCAGGAAAAGCTTCCTCTATACGCTTCCTTGCTTCTTTAGATGTTACACTACCCTCTATCAAAGCCTGTGCTGCAGCTTGTGCATCAGGTAAGTTCTTCTGTCTTTGAGTCTCTGGTAGCTTGTTTTCTGTACGCCACTGCTCCAACGCTTCAGGATCGTTACGTAGACGTGATGCTTCTAGTGCATCTGTATCTCTGTCAATCTGTACAGTAGCAGGTTTACTGCTAGGTGCTTTTGTAGACATAAACTTATTGTAAGAATTGCGAATAGCATTTTCAGTTACAGCATAGTCTACCAACTCTCTTTCAGCCTTTGAGTTGAGTACGGCTTCTAGTAAGTCAGTGTTGGACCCTGTTACTCTATCAGCGAATATTTCAAAAGTAGACATTACAGCGTCATCAAAAGCATCCTCATACGCTACAGTCGTACCCATCTTGTTTAGTAACTGTTGTTGCTTTGAAATATCCCTTGCCGCTTTTTTTATGGTATCATAGGTAACTGTAGCTTCAACTGCATTTTTGTAGTCCTGTAGACTTACTGTACCTTTGTTTGTGTCTAAAGCATCTGCTAAAGCTTTTTCTATCCTGGGTATTCTTTCTTGGATGATTCTATCTATTCTCTTTTGTGCCTCTTCTAAATTGTTACCATCCCGTTTGTAAATATCTGCGTATCTTTGGATCTCAGCATCAGAAAGATTCAAATCATCAAAGTCAAAAGTGTCAATGTCTATTTTTTTAAGGGCAGGCTTAGTTACTTTAGGGATGCGACTAGTTACGTCTATCACATTGTCTTGTTTAGGTTTTAGCGTCAGGTTGCCTAAACCAGAACCCATAGCATTAGGATCTACCTCTACACGCTTAGCTACATCAAATACTTCTTTAGCACCCTTCTTAATAGCTTTAGCAGCAGCATCACCTAAACCTGGTACAAGGCCTACAAGAGCCGCACCACCAAGAGCACCTGCTAAATAGTAGTTAGGCTCATCTTTCTGTAGTTCATCATAGACATCTTTAGCAGCCATAGCGTCACCAATAACAGGTGTCATACTAGCAACAAAAGTAGCAGCATCTTTAAAGGACACCTCTGGAATGTCTACTTTTAATGTGTCTACATAATCACGCCATTGATCTGTAGTTCCACCTTGAAACACTTCTTCAGTTTGATTATCTAAGTCAGCCATTCACTTTGTCCCTCAAGTATTGTAGATTACGTAAGGCACGTAAGGCACCCTGATGTCTGTATAGCTCTGCAGGATCGGTAACACTCTCCATGCTACGATGCTGTATCTCAATACGCTCCTCTAACTCAGAGAGGAACGCATCCCATTTACCCTTATCGTTAACGAAGCTTTTAAGCGACATTGCCAGTGAACCCTTGCTCACCAGGTGTTGGTGCTGTGCCAATGCCTATCTGAGAGCCGCCACCACCTGAGGTGTCCTGTACGCCCTGTGGAGCCTGTCCTTCTGGTGCTGGGCTACCTTGGGGCATGTTTACACCTTCCGGCCCTGCAGGGGGCTGTGCGGGAGCCTGAAAGCCTTTTAGTATCTCAGCTTGGATAGCGGCATCCTGCATAGAGTTAGTAACCTTGTCTGGGTCAAGATCCATAGACTTAGCAATCTCACGGATGATGTAGTCCATCTTAGCAAAGGGAGCTAGTACTGGGTTCTGTGCAACCTGCAAGAACTGCATCAAGCGTTGTGACCGTACTTCGTTAGCCATTAGGCTCTCTGTACCAGAGGCGTGTACCTCTAAGTCACCACGAATCTGACTATCGAAGTCAAACTGCATGTTGAACGAGAAGAAAGCTTTACCTAAAGGGCGAATCAGATAGTCATCAACGTTCTTAACTACCGTCCGAATAGAACCGTTAGCAGCAGACATAAGCATAGAAATACCAGAAGCTGTACGCCCAACGCCAGATACTCCGGTTTGTCCATGAGCGAAGCTAGGGAATCCAGTACTCTCATCTGCTAATACACGTGCCTTATCAAAGAGTTGCATGTTCTCTTGTGCTACGTTAGGGAACTTAGTGCCAAAGATTCCTTGACCTGGAGCACCACCCTGACGCCGGAAGACCTTGCCGGGATACACGGATAAGTCTTGACCTGGAACCATGTTGGTCTCATCTACTTCGATGATAAGGTTACCAGACAGTGCAGCATTGTCAATAGCCATACGCATAAAGCCATTCATCAACGTCTGTGTGTCATCCATGTTCTCAGCAATACCTACGCCAAAGAAACTGTAGGGGTTATGCTCGTAAGGAACTGCATAGTAAGGAATACGTGTAGGTTTGAATGGGTTAAGTACGAAGCGAAGCACTTCACCGTTACACACCCATACGTTACAATTAACTTCGTCAAAGTCTTTCAATGACTTAGGAATATCTACACCATGCTCTTCTAGCACGTCTGTATCTACAAAGCCCCAGAACTCTAGTACTTCCCAACGCTCAGAGGACGGCTGTGTATCATCATCCTCCATTGTCATTTCCCAGTACTTCTGAATGTAGTCTGGGCCTTTATCAATAGCCATACCGATTGAGTCTGACATGAAGTATGGGCGACTCTTCAGTGCACGTAACTGGGTGCGAGACATC